ATGGTGTGCCCGAAGAGGAACTCTCCAGGAGGAACTTTGTAACGACATTGCCCGTGAGATTAGCAAAGCTACTGAATCAGAAAACGTAGCAGTCTACATTCAAGCTACACACGGTTGCTGTGAGAATCGTGGTATTATGGCACATAGTTCGTTAACACAGACCACTGTGCTTAAAGGCACATTCAAAGACGATCCTCATACAAAGAAAGAGTTCTTTGACAATATTAAACTACAACAAGAGTTTGCACCACGATGAAATACATTACCAACAAGTTTGACAGCATTCGGTTGCCTGTGGAAGAGGGCTTGTTAGAATGGTTGCAGGAAAAGTATCCTGCATCAAAATACTTTATTAAGGAAATATAATGGATAAGTTTTTTGAATGGTTTGGTCGTCACCGTAAGACGATTGGATACACTGTCGGTGGTGTTAACTTAGGTTCTGGCATTGCCGCAATCGCCGGTGGTAGTGTTTGGCCTGGAATTGTATGGTTAGTCTTAGGTGCATCGATAATTTTAGATACAAGGATGTTCAAATGACTGTGTACGTAATCAAACCACTGGAAAAGAAAAGCATCGTTTACCATGTAGAGATGTTTCGTGAAAATCCCGACGGTAGTATTAGCTGGTTCAACATTGACGAAACATATCGTTGGGGACAGGGCTTTGTTGAAGGCGACTTGGATTGCAACCTTCCATGGGCAGGTGACGATGTTGCCTATGCTCGAACTGACTGTGGTTGGGGTTGTGAGTTTGATGATAGTTGTAGCATTGAATGGGAGTTCAGTGACGACATCGACGAAATGGAACAACAAGAACTCAAAGAACTTTACTACGAAGGTGGGGCAGGTTGGCTGTTCGATGGCGAACATGATTGGCAAGAAGAAGATACTGCTGTACATATCTATGGTCCTTACCAAATTGATTTGTGCGAAGAAGACGGTACTATTATCGAAGAAAACATTAAACTCAAACCAAGACCCAATCCTTCAACTAGTTGGCCGTTTAGTCCATCATTCCCTAAAGATAGTGAACAAGGTGGATAATATGAACTCAGTCGATATGGCTAATGATCTAATCTTTCGTGCAAGGAATCTAAATGAATTTACTGTTACTACAGAAGTTCCAGACGACTTTCGTTTTAATGGTAAGATTCCATTTGACATGCAGATTAAAGATAGTATAATAACAGCTAAGGTGTGGGCAGTCGACTTCGACGAGGCTGCAAAAAGATTAGATGATTTTTTAGGAACATGTAAATGAAATGGTTTAAAAAGATGTTGTGGCGGTGGAGCTATCAAGGTCAAGAATTAGAAGAACAAAATGCTAAAGTTTCTAGAGGATTGGCAACAGTAAGAGACTCAGAAGCCGTATGTGGTGATGAGCCTGTGTTAAACTTCAAAGTATATTCGGCAGTAGGTGGTAAGGTTGTGGAGTTTAGACGCTATGATCGCAAAAGTGATCGAAATGACTCTACCACTTACATTATTACTAATGATCAAGACTTTGGTGATCGTATCGCTAAGATTGCAACAATGGAAAAATTAAAGTTATGAGCAAAATTAAAATTGCAGAGCTGTTTTACAGCATTCAAGGTGAAGGACGCTATATGGGTGTGCCTTCTGTTTTCTTACGTACATTCGGCTGTAACTTTAAGTGTGCAGGGTTTGGTATGCCTCGTGGCGAAATGAGTCAAGAAGCAATTAATATTGATCCTACAAAATATACAGACTATAAAATGTTGCCGCTGGTTAGTACAGGCTGCGACAGCTATGCAAGTTGGGATCCACGTTTTAAAGACCTAAGTCCTATGCTTACTACAGAAGCTATTGCAGATCGCATTGCAGAGATTATTCCACACGGTGAATGGAAGGATGAGCATCTTGTTATTACAGGTGGTGAGCCTTTGTTAGGCTGGCAACGTGCTTATCCAGACTTGTTGGATCATCCCAAGATGGCAGGGTTAACAGAGATTACGTTTGAAACTAACGGCACCCAACAGTTATCGCCAGAATTTAAAGAGTATTTAAAAAAATGGCAAATAAGGGCTTGGCACAACGGTGGTCCTGTACGTGAGGTTACATTCTCAGTAAGTGCCAAACTTCCCTGTAGTGGAGAGAAGTGGGAGGATGCTATCTGTCCAGAAGTAGTATGCGAGTACGAACAAGTTGGTACAGCCTATTTGAAATTTGTTATTGCTACCGAAGATGATTTTGATGACGCAGTAACAGCTACTCTCGAATTTCGTAAGGCAGGATTTAGAGGGCATGTGTATCTAATGCCTGTAGGTGGTGTTGAAAGTGTTTACGCATTAAACAATCGTACAGTGGCAGACTTGGCTATGAAGCATGGACTACGCTACAGTGATAGATTGCAAGTGCCGTTGTTTAAAAACGAGTGGGGTACATAATGTTAAAGAAATTTATAAAAAAGATTACAGGCATTCAAGCAATTGAAGACATGAAAATCGAAGCTGAGGCAGAGGCCGTAAAGGCTGTTAAAGAAGCTGCCACAGCCAAAGCAGAAGCAGAAGCTGCCAAGGCAGCAGAGGAGGCAGCTAAACTGAGCCCAAAAGATCGTGCAACTGCCCAAGGGATGCCTTATGTCACTGTTTTAGATACGCACGTAAATAAAGACAACATTAAAAATGGCTTTTTTGAGCTTGACTGGAATGACCTTTTTATAGTACAATTGAAGCAAGCTGGTTATGGCTTTGACGGTGATCCTGATGAAGAGATTGTAGATCGTTGGTTTAGGGACATTGTAAAAGGTATGCTAGAAGAAGAAGGTCTGGACACTAACAGGGGTGCAGGTTATATTAACGTGATTCCGATCACAAAAGATAAATCAGAGGTTTCATGAGCTATATCCTAGTTGATACTGCTAATACATTCTTTCGTGCAAGACACGTAGTGCGAGGAGATGCTGACATTAAGTTGGGCATGGCTCTACACATTACTTTTAATAGTGTTAAAAAAGCATGGCAAGACTTTGAGGGGAAACATGTAGTGTTCTGCCTCGAAGGTCGTAGCTGGCGCAAAGACTTTTATAAGCCTTACAAAGCCAATCGTGCAGAAACTCGTGCGGCAATGACTGTTAAAGAACAAGAAGAAGATAAGTTGTTCTGGGAAACATTTGATGCGTTCAAAGAGTTTATTGAAACAAAGACTAACTGCACAGTTTTACAACATCCTAACTTAGAAGCAGATGATTTGATTGCAGGCTGGATTCAAAGTCATCCTAATGATGATCATGTTATTATCTCGACAGATAGTGATTTTCACCAGTTGTTAGCCCCTAACGTGAAGCAGTATAATGGTGTGAGTGAAGAGACGCATACACTAGAAGGTATCTTTGACAAAAAAGGTAAATTGGTCATTGATAAGAAAACTAACTTACCTAAGACTATTCCTGCACCTAAATGGATTCTATTTGAAAAATGTATTCGAGGCGACTCTAGTGATAATGTCTTTAGTGCATATCCCGGAGTGCGTACTAAAGGCACAAAAAACAAAGTTGGCTTACAGGAAGCGTTTGAGGATCGTAACAGCAAAGGATGGGCGTGGAACAATCTCATGCTTCAGCGTTGGGCCGACCATGAAGGCAAAGAACATCGTGTGTTAGATGACTATGAACGCAATGTTAAACTTATCGACTTGACTGCACAGCCAGAAGATATTAAAATTAAAATTGACGAAACAATTAATTCAAAAATATCAGATCCTAAGAATATTAGTCAAGTAGGAATACGCCTACTAAAGTTTTGTCAACTGTATGACATGAAAAGAATGATGGACACTATACAAACGTATGCAGAGCCATTTCAAGCAAGATACATTAAATGAGAATATGGAAACACAGATGAACTTAAAAGCTAAACCTATTGTAGATGGAAAATTTTGGATTGTTGAAGAGAATGGAGAAAAGGTAGCTATTTTACATAAAAAAGAAAATAACAAATTTATGTTAAGTTCAAAAGATGGTGAAGCATACTTCAGTAAAAAAGATGATTTAACAAAACGATTTGGTAAAGACTTCTTTCTAGTAAGTGACAAAGTAAAAATTACACATGAAGAAGTGCGAGATGTATACGAATATCCCACTAGCTGTAAGCCGTATAATCCTGTATTTAATGTACAAAGAAAATTACCATTGTTTACAAAATCAGATGCAAGTAAGAGTTTGTACTGTGCAGGATATTACACAATTAAATTTGATAAAGGATGGGTTAAATCTTTCTGTCCTAAACTAATTACTATTGAACGATATCCATATAAAGGTCCGTTTAAAAGTGAATTAGAAATGAAGCAGGTAATGTCAAATGTCAAATCCGATTAATACTATTCCTATTCAACAATTCTTACAACAGGTAAAGGCTGCTGATCTTACACAACAACGTGAGATTAAATTAGACATCAAAACTGCTAAAGCGTTAGCATTTTGTCTAGGTGAAGTTAGTTCTAAATTACTTGAAGATTACGATACTATTATTAAGCGTTTAGAATCTAGTGCAGGTGGTGCTGTTACAGTACAAATGGATGGTGGCGGGTTTTCTACTAATTAATTGATAAATATATGCGTACATAATAGGACGCATATGAGTAGACCAAAGCCAAAAGTTCTTTTAGAAAATATTAATAAGAAGAACTATAAGAGTGAACAGATCTTAGAAGCCGATGCAATTTGGGCTGTGTTCTATAAGAACGAGCCTTTTAATTTAAAATCTTCTAATAGTATTACAAATTATCCAGGTCCCAAGTATAAAAAAGTATCTTTTAGTAATCCTGGACATGCACATAACTTAGCTAAAAAGCTAAATCGAATGTTTAACTGCGATGACTTCCAAGTAGTTAAACTAACTTCTGGCGAAATCATCAAATGATTACAAAAGAGACTTTTACCAAAATCTTTTTGCAACAGAAAGATAAAAGCATAGACAGTGCTAATATTAAGCATCATATGTACAAATGGTGGCAAAGTCATAGAAGTAAAGAATCAGGCGGGTTGCGTCTTAGCGATGAAGGACTTGACTATTTGCTAAACGAATTGGAATTACGTAGTTACGAGATTCCATTTACAGAACCAATCGAATTAAGTCCCCAAACCATTATCTTTTTTGATAGGACTATGGATTTTCCATATTACCTTACAAACCAAAGTATTACTGTATTTTCGGAAAGAAAATCATTTGAGCTTTACATGTTTTCGGATGATATTCGAAAATACGGACTAGTTAAAGCAATGAATAATCAAAACAAAAATAGCCAAACGGACGAAAACTCCTAAAAAGAAGTTGACGTGACGACTGTTAGGCAGTATAATAGATACATAGACAGTTAAACTTCAACGCTTTTTTTAACCCAGGAGTATTTATGAGCGAGATCCTTTCACGTACAGTTGGCCCTAAAGCCGCTAAGAAATCCCTTCGTCGTGCTTTCAAAGCCAATCGTCCTTTGTTCCTCTGGGGTCCCCCAGGTATCGGCAAGTCTGATATTGTTAAACAAATGGGCGAAGAATTAAACGCTCATGTTATTGACATTCGCTTGTCACTGTGGGATCCTACAGATATTAAAGGTATTCCATTCTTTAATGCTACCTCTAACAAGATGGAATGGGCTCCTCCAGTTGAATTGCCCGACGAGGCTATGGCTGCTCAACATAGCAAGATCATCTTGTTTATGGATGAAATGAACAGTGCGGCTCCTGCTGTACAGGCAGCGGCTTATCAGTTGGTTTTGAATCGTCGTGTTGGTACTTATAAGTTGCCAGACAATGTACATATTGTTGCCGCTGGTAACCGTGAAACTGACAAGGGTGTTACTTATCGTATGCCTGCTCCTTTGGCTAACCGTTTTGTTCACTTGGAAATGAAAGTTGACTGGGAAGATTATTTTGGCTGGGCTGTTGACAACAAGATCCATAAGGACGTAGTTGGCTTCTTGACCTTCTCTAAGAAGGACTTGTATGACTTTGATCCTAAGTCAGCGTCACGTGCCTTTGCTACTCCACGTAGCTGGTCATTTGTATCTGAGTTATTGTTTGATGACGAGGAAGATACAGACACATTGACTGACTTGATTTCGGGTGCAGTTGGTGAAGGTCTGGCTGTTAAGTTTATGGCTCATCGTAAGATTAGCTCAAAGTTGCCTGATCCTACAGACATCTTAAACGGCAAGGTTAAGAAGATGGACACTAAAGAAATCAGTGCCATGTATTCATTGACTGTGTCATTGTGCTACGAATTGAAAGATGCTAGCGATAAAAACGACAAGAAGTTTAACGACAAGGTTAACTACTTCTTCCAGTTTATGATGGACAATTTTGAAACTGAATTAGTTGTTATGGGTACTAAACTTGCTCTTACACAATATCAGTTGCCGCTAGATCCAGATGAGATCAAGTGTTTTGATGACTTCCATGCCAAATATGGTAAGTACATTGCGGCCGCTACAGAAAAGCGTTAATTAGTAGCCAAATCCAATTGACAGGACCTACGGGTCCTGTTATAATATATACATACAGTAAATACTTAGGAGCAGAAAAATGTCAAATTATCTAGACCCAATTGTTGATAAAATTGTAGTGGCTCGTGTTGGATTGCTACTACGACATCCGTTTTTTGGCAATATGGCTACTCGTCTTAAAATTGAAGATGCGTCAGACTGGTGTGCTACTGCCGCTACAGACGGACGTCACTTATATTACAATAAAGACTTTTTTGCAGATTTATCTGTTAAACAAGTTGAGTTTGTAGTAGCACACGAAATTCTGCATAACGTTTTTGAGCACATGCTCCGTGTAGAAGGTCGTGATCGTAAGATATGGAACATTGCCGCTGACTACTCAGTTAACGGTACATTGACACGTGATCGTATTGGTGAAGCTCCTCCTAAGATTAAAATCTTCCACGACACTGCTCACTACGGCAAAAGCTCAGAACAGATCTATGATGAGATCTATGAGCAGTATGATGATGAAGAATTAGCGGCACTTGGCGAGTTGTTAGACGAACACATTGACTGGGAGAAAGAAGGCAAAAATGGTCAGCCTGCTTACTCTAAAGAAGAGCTCAAACAGATCCGTGATGAGATCAAAGAAGCTATGATGACAGCGGCTCAGGCAGCGGGTGCGGGAAATGTACCAGCAGAAATTGGTCGTATGATCAAAGAGCTTACTGAGCCAAAGATGAACTGGCGTGAAATTCTCCGGCAACAAATTCAAAGCACTATTAAAAACGATTATACCTTTATGCGTCCTAACCGTAAGGGTTGGCACATGACTGCTATTTTGCCCGGTACTAACTACGACGAGACTATTGATATTTGTATTGGCATTGACATGTCTGGCTCTATTGGTGATGACCAAGCTAAAGATTTTATTAGCGAAATTAAAGGCATTATGGACGAGTACAAAGAGTACAAGATTAAACTGTGGTGTTTTGATACTAAAGTCTACAACGAACAAGACTTTGACGGCTACGGCGAAGACATTATGGAATATGAAGTTAAAGGTGGCGGTGGTACAGAATTTGATGCCAACTGGGACTACATGAAACAACATGATATTATGCCTAAGAAGTTTATCATGTTTACAGATGGATACCCATATGGCTCTTGGGGCGATGAGAAC